TTTAGGGTGGTAGTGGAAAGGGTTCTCCCAATCGTCGGGTTTTGGGTGTATTGAGTAATCTGGTTCTGGTAGAACTCAACGCGATTCTGCAACCGTTTCTGGGCGATCTCGTCCTGCTGGAACTTCTGTTGAGTTCCCGGATCAGACAGAATTTGCTGGATAGTCTGTAAACGCAGTTGCGGATTGGACATCGGGTTTTTCTGGGCTTCTACCCCTGACAATATCTGTGAAATGGCGTTGTATTCGTCGTCTGTCTCCCGCTGCTGCGCGGTTGGCCCTATCATCTCTTCCCCCAGCATGTCGGCGATGTCGGGGTCGATCATGTTCGCCCCTGCGTTGAACACTTTGGGTGATAACTGCCTTAAGGGCAGGAGTTGTTCCAGCATCTGCAGTTTCAACTGGCCATACTCAAGATCGAGAATCTTCATGTCCGCAATGGCCGTGATATCGTGTTGCCCTCGGATCTGGGCGGGGTTGTATTGCCACTGAGCAGTTTGCCCGCATATCTCTTGAACCTCGTCTTGGCTCAAGTATTGCATTGCAAGTTGCAACGTCTGTTCAAGCGCCAGTTCTGCCTCGCCCAGCACATCGTTGGAAATCTGTTGCCTGCGAACTGCTTTAATCTCTGGGTCGACCGCGCCCCCGATTATGGCGTATCGGCGGTCTAGGCGCTCCTGTACCATCTGCATTACCAAGATCGGGGTTTGATCTATTGGCGGTAACGGGGGAAACACCACCCCTTCGGGGCGCATTGCTGTCATAATCGCACGCGGTCCGTAGGTGTTCTGTATGGCTTGCGCCCGTTGGGTGGGCACAATCATTGGGGGTTGATGAATAAGGTCGGTGCGATTATTTAGCCCGTCCTGCTGGCTTTTTAGGTCGAGTTCGTCCGTGTACGCTTCCTCTGCGATGCCCATTGACGACAGGAGGGGGCGATAAATAGCCGAGCGTCGCATCGCCACGTAGGGGTATTGCTGGTGTTCGTACTCGAACGGTCTATGTGTGGCGTATAACCCTGTTCCCACAGTCGGCTCGTTAAATACGGTTCTGTACGTGCAGGGTATGCCATTGTGCAACACCCTGTAATGAACGTGTATGAGCTCCACCAAGTCCCTGTCACTGCCAGGGGATATAAACTGGTAATTGCTGCCGGGGAGATAGTAGTGGAAATTTCCTTTATGCTTAAGGGCTTCATCTACGAAACGTGGATCATACCCGTCCGTAACAATTCGGTCAGTAAGTTCTGATTCACTGACAAGTTCCCGTCGCGAGACCCAGCGAGCAGATTGAAGGTCTCCTGTCTCTGAAGGGAAAGTAATATCGACAAACGGCCTGAGCGCTGTCCACTTGGGCTTATTAACTCGAAGCGACGTGACAGGCAGTTGCGCGCTACCCGTACTTCGTAAATCTTTAAGGATCCCTCTTGCTTCTGCGGTAGAACAGATTGGCGATAGCTTTTGTATGGCGTTGACGAGGTCTCTGTCATGGGACGAACTTGGGTCAAGGATGTGACTGACTATATCACCTACCCCGAGTTGTTGCGATGCTATTTGTAGCATCTGTAGATCAATCGGAACCTCCACCCGTTCCCGCTGTTGTTCCCACGCGATTGACATGAAGGAAAGCCCAAACCCGAACCGCCATTCAAGCGCCATTCGGTATTCGGCCAATAGTTCCCGTTTCATCTTCGTGTAAACGAGGTAATTTAAGACGCGCGAGGCCGTGTTTACTTCGTGCCCGTAAATGAATGGACGATTGGATTTGGCTTGGACTTTTGCGCTCCAGAAAGCGGCTAGCGCCAAGGTAACGTGTTCTTGAATTATGGTGTCGACAATTCGTAACCTTGAATCACTGCACCCGTTCCAAGGATAAATCTTCGCTGGGTCTTGCCCTGCAGAAGCCCACATCCTGCCATCCACCGACTGGTTGGGCCACTGGCAAAACCACCAGTCTGCCGAATATCTAAACCGCTCAATATACGGGGTCGCATCCGATTGGGCAGTCTGAATTTCCCGAATCAGCAACGGTAAATCCGGTTCGTCATCCGGTATCTTTTCCAGAACGTGATCGGGGTTCAGGTCAACGGCCATTAGAATCCGAACTGGCCCTGGCCAAATCCCTCGTTCATCACCCGTTGCTGGTAACTCTGGTAAATCTTATTTACGATATCGAAATATTGCCGTTGAAAATCGCTCACGTTATTGGGGGCCGGCTGAATCTGATAAGAGGCGGGTTCATCTGCTGACGCCGTTCTTTCTCCCCCGATATACGGACTTCCGCTGCCGGACTGATAATTCCGTAGCCCTTGTGACTGGGGTTGGGTTCCCTGGGCGTACGCCTTGCCGCCTGCAGCAATTCCTTTGCCTACCGAGCTCCAATCAAAAGGGTTCCCGTAACTGTAATTAGGGTCGTATATCCCCATTGCACCGGCGTTATTGACCCCGCCTTGAGTTTCCTGACCGCCGCCCATTTAGCGACAATAATCCCCGTTTCTTACGGAATGTCAACGCCTTGGGATTCCGCCCCCGCTCCATTTGTAGGAGTCGCCCCCAGTGTAATTGACCATTGATAGGAAGAGTCCTCGAATACAATCGACGGGATCTTTACACGCGCCACGCTGCCCGTCTTGTCCTGTCCAGTGTCCAAGTGAATAGATAACGTTCTGGCAGGATTCGACCACTTGGAGTTTGGGTTCGTTAATTCGACCAAGTGCCGCACTGTATTTGCCGATCTCCGTTTCGACATCGTAATAAAGCCCTGAATTAATAAGGTCGACCGAACCATCGTTCTTGTCCAGGCCGATTATTCGACCTTTCCCGGCAACCATCGGGTGAAAGTCCAGGCCGACCTCGCAAAGCTGTTCTATGAGGGTTGTAACGCTTTCCTGACCTACTCTGGATGCCGTTGCGTACCTACTGTCGATGTAGCGGGCAACAATTTGTTCGCCGTCTTCCTGGTTTAGTATCTCTTCCATGTACCGCTCAAGACTGAACCCCAGGCTCTGTTGCGCTGGGCCTTTTACCCCGTCTGCCGCGGCCCCGCTTAGCGCCCATGCGCCGATTGATCCGTGCCCCTCGATATACGCCCCGGGCCATTCGCGGTATATGATCCATTTATCCGGGGACGGGCACGCCACCCATATCATAAACCAGTTCCGCCCGTCACATGGATCAACCAGGTGGTATCGCTCTGTTTTGGGATTCTTTTTTAAGATTTCCTTGAAATCGCTTTCCGCGATCACATGCACATCTTTATTGAACAAGGGAAACGCCAGTGTGTACGCCTTGGTGCAGAGGCCGTATGCGCGGATGGAGATTTCTTCTTCGCTCTTCCCCTTGAGTTGCTGGACAAGTGATGGATAGTTACCGAATGGATTGTCCGACGTGTGGAAGAAAATTATACGGGCAGTTGGATCAACGCATTGCATCACTCGCGGCACTAGCTTGTAACCCACTTTATTCCCATCTTCATCGAAGCGCGGCAGCAGTGGAGCTTCTGTTTCTTCCAGAACCTGAGCGCCTTCATAAAAATATTGAAAAGTCTCGTTCCAGCCAAGCTCAGGTGTAAACGTAATAAGAAACACCCCGTTCCGGTTCACAAGCCGGTAGACCAGGGTTTCAACCCACTGAAGCGGGATAAGTTCATCTGCCCAGATTCCATCGAGCTCCGGACCTGGGAGGTTGGATATATCCATGCTATAAAACTTGAAACCAACCTCGGATCGATTTGGGTAGACAATGAGGTTCTTAGAAAAGCCATCCGCAAGTGTGTAGTTCATGCTGACAACACTGTCTCTCTGGAGGTTGCGCCATTCCACGGGGAGTTGTTCGTGGATAAGCCGCATCTGATTTGATCGAGCCTGGCTCTCCGTAGAATCGCAGCACCACCACCTCCTGCCTTCTTTCATGGCGCAATCGCGGTTTACGTAGTTAGATGCCTTGCGCGTTTTACTCGATCTGTTCCCCCCGAAGATCACGATTTTGATTACCCCTTTAGGGTATTTCGCCTTCATATCGGCGATGTTAGCGTCTACCACGTCCCAAATCTTGGGGACGTACCCATGCATTAACGGGTCGGATTCGGATAAGAGTATCCGGCGTTTACGTTCTTTCAGGAAGTCTCGTAAGTCCTCTTCCGGGATTACCGAGAGGTCTTTCGGGAGCGGCCACGCGAGGTGGTCTGGGCGGAAGGTTTCGAGCGTTTCCTTATCTGGCATGGGGCTTGAAGGAAGGATTTCTCTAAATACAGGAGGATATTAGCAAGCGCGCTGGAACGGACTTCTTCTTCTGTAGGGTCCAAGTCTCTGTGACCGCTGCCTTCGTCCCCGCCCTGCTCAATAGCTGCGCAGTATTGCAGGAAAGAAATAGATTCACGGCACTGGTCGAGCGCCTGAAAATCTTCATCTTTCCCGTAAATTGGCAATTTTTATCCCTCTGCGCTTCCGTTTTCGCCTTGTTAACTCGTCTTCTCTCCAACATCTAAACCAAATCTTGCCTTTAGCAACTTTATACTCGATACGATGAGTAAGTGAGCAATCGCAACATTCTTCAAAATTATCTTTCCTGTCCAAGGAATGCCAATCGCCGTCCAAAACTTGATCGTATTTAGGCATTACGGAGTCCAAATTCGGGGACTTTTTAGTAACCCGCGCTTAATCATCTCTTTTCGGAGCAATTTATGCTGAATAACGTCGCCAACGACCCTTTCCCGTGTTTTTTCGAGGCCTTCAGAGGTTAATCGGTTCGCTTCACGCCAGTCTGCCTGTGTCATGTGGACTTTTGGTGCTGGAATATTGAAATATCCGCACAAAGCCTCTTGGGACGCCGGTAAATCCCCTTTTTTGACCATGTCAAGCTTGGTATCACTGGTCAATTTGGGTTTTAGACACGAAATTCCGTTGTCTACCATCATTCCGTTAAGGATCGGTAGGTCATGTTTGCGTATGTAATGACCTGTAACCACGTCTGCATAATTATATGCTCTCAGGAACATGTTAACGTCATTTGGAATGGTTCTACCGCCCAGTATCCAGTATTCAACGTGATCGTTATCAGCCCACGACCACGCTATGGCCGTGACTTCTGCGCTTGGTCGATCCGCCCAGTATGACAGTGGGCGGTTTTCGATATCAAAGTGGAGGACTTTGAGTTTTTTGACCGTTACCCAGTTCATGTGAATCAGGGACAATGTCAGCCACGATGTCCGTGACCAGACGCGTGTATTTTCCCTCCAGCTGCTGTAGGTCCCCGGACTCTAGTGACGCCGAATAGTCGATCCATGCCTTGCTTAGGAGCTTGTTGAGCGCCGACTCCCTGGCATTCATTATCTCGGTGTCAAGGTCGCGGGTTATCTGGCGGCGCACTCTGTTCCAGACTAAATCGGTCTGATCCTTTTCTCTATACCTTGCCATATTGGTTTTCTTTCTTGA